CAGAGGAACGCCGTCGTGGCTTGTTGATTCAATTGGGCCAGAAACGTTGCTCCGAATGTGCGCTAGTGTTAACGGGTATGGAAATGCAATTTTTCTAGGCTTCTTTTCCGTAAGCGGGCGCGTTGAGTCAAGCTTAAGCCAAGTGTCTTCGTCTTGGTTATCCATTAAAATTGCCTCGGAAGTAACTGGACTCACCGCCATGCCGGGGGGTGGATTGTAAACTGGCGGCGGACCGGAGCAGTATTCGGTATCTCCCGTCCCCGTTCCCCCACCCGTCCCCGTTCCCCCACCCGTGTCCGTTCCCCCACCCGTGTCCGTTCCCCCACCCGTGTCCGTTCCCCCACCCGTGTCCGTTCCCCCACCCGTGTCCGTTCCCCCACCTTCGCCTTCGCCTTCGCCCGGAAGAGCGCACGCCTGAACGGGTTCTGTTATGGTCCCAAAGTAGTATGGAATGTCAGCTTGCCCGTTTAACGTTCTTTCGGTGACAATTACCCCTCTGTCCCAATCCGGAATTTCCTGTTTATTGTTTCCAGTTCCCGGCAAGTCGCCCTCGGTTGCATCTGGGTCGTAGTCGCAATTTTGCTTATATGAAATGTTTGTTATTAAAGTTTCGTGGTGAAAATTCGTCCACGGAATAAGCTTTGACGGTGGCGCGCCATCCTCGCCCAATTCAACTGGCTTCCCTTCCAACTCAACATTTGTTGGCGACGGACTCAATTGCCCGGGATGTCCGCCGTAAGTCGTAGCTTCGTAAGCGTCTCCGATTTTATGAATAACCATTATCGGAATAAGCATTTCCTTCTCAAGCGTGAATGTTTGAGAAGTGCCAGTATCCCAATACGGAGGTTCTTCGTCCGAAGTTGTTCCAGAAGTGCAGATTTCTTCAGCATCAACCCTTGCGTCCCAACTGTTCCAATGCCCTGAAATCAATTCGCACGGAAAGCAAGAAAGTTCAGCATTTGTAAATTTATTTTTAATAAAACATTGCGTATTCCCGTCACACCTTTCGGACTGCTCCAAAATAATGTTTGCTTGAATTAAAACGTAGTAAGGTCTAAGCTTCCCGGCGTCAGTTTCTTCAATTGGTTTAACCAAAGTGTAGCCCGGAAGCGGACTGTAGCCACAGGCATCGATAATGTGGTCGCCAATGATTCCATCTCCATCCAAGTCACCGGGCATGTCAGTGCCGCCGCCCCCTCCTCCTCCTCCTCCTCCGCTCGACCCGCTCGACCCGCCGCTAGACCCGCTAGACCCACCTCCGCTATCACTAGACCCGCTTGCCCCCCCGCTGTCACTTGCTCCAATTGACCCGCTACTCCCGCCGCCAGAACTCCCTCCGCCCCCTCCGCCGCTCGGTCCGTTTTGCTCGTTCTGCTTATCCTCAATGCACTTTTGCTCCGCCGCCGCCCAGAGTTCCATGCTATACTCAAAATCAGCGGTGTAGGCACACAACTCCCATGCACAAATTGGGTCGTAAGGATTAAATTCCGGATAACTCTGAGTATTTGCGTAAAATCTCTTTTCGGCAGTCCATTGTATTTTTATTTTAGCGCAAAGCGTTGATGTCTTGTCGCCAAACAATTGAAAGCCGCGAATTTGCCTTTCGCCCAAAGTCACAACTGGACCCACATACCCAAGATGCCAAGGCGTGACAACGTAGTGCTCGCCATCGTGCGTGACGATTGGCTTGAACCCGCCTGATGATTGGTCTTTTTTTGCGCCTTTATTTTTACGCTCAAGGACAGTCCCTCTGGGTGTCACATTTGCAAAAAAATGCTCATTCTGTTGAATAACAAGGCTTGAAAGATACCTTGAAATTCCATTTACAGCATCCGAAATCGGACCTCTAGTTGTGAAAAACGGAAGACCCATTAAGAATAAATATCAGTTGACCACCCAGAATTGTCGTACTGCCCAAAGTTTTCAGATGCGTTTTTGTAAACAAGCGTGACTTTCCACCTGTTGCCAAAAGGTTCGGCATTAGCGCCAGCAAGCAACCAAGAATTGGTGAATCCCCAAACCTCAACAGGAGGCGCTTGTATTTTGCCAATGCCTTCAGCAAGTTGAGCAAAATCGCCCCATGTTGAAAAGTAGGTTATTTTCAGGGAGCTTCCATTCCCAGCGATATACTGTGAAACGCCCTTCAGGCTTTCCAGTTTGAATTCAACAAACCTTTTTGTCCCTGCGGCATCGCCACTATCTATCCAAAGAGCATCGTCGTCTTTTGGCTCATCGGGCGTTCCAGCTAAGTCCTGAAAGTCAGGGTGGGCGGTAATGGACTCAATGGTTGACTGAGCCTCGCATTGAAGTCGTTTTATACCAGCAGACGCATAGCCGACAATAGTTGAGTCGCGAATGGTCGTCACCTGAGTCTGCTCGTCGAATGTCGCTGAACGCGAAATTGTTTCGCGGCTTTCAGAATTTACCATTGAGGTTAATCCGCCGTCCGTCAAACCACACAACTCGCCAACTTTGTTGCCCTTAAAAACAACAGTTGAATTTTGAACAACATTCCCCCACTCATCGGTTTCGTATACGCGAGAAACACGCAAAACATCCTGCCCGCGAAAAACAGTCTTTCCATTATTGTAGGCACTCATGTTTTGTAAATTAAAGGATTCCAATTTTCAGACGCAAGAAGTTGCGCCGTTATCTTCCAAGCCGCGCCATTCTGCTCCTGCTGAATGGAGGTGGCAAGATATTGAAAATTCAAAGGCGAGAAATTTGGAACATTTGGCAGGGCGTATTTTTTGCCCGGCGAGAAGGCGGATTCGGCGCTATCGTTCATCCATGTAACGCTGAAAGTCCACTCTGGCGCGTAGTATGTGGTGATTCCCGCGAGCTTGTAGTCATCCTTGAACTGAACGAAGCGGAGCAGACCATCAGATTCCTCCCAAATTGCGTTGTCGGTATTTGGTTCGTCCGCCGTTCCCGCCCAGTCCTCAAAGTCTGGGTGAGATTCAATTTTCTCCGTGTTTACGGTAGCCTCAACTGTTATGAAGTTTTTCGTGAACGCGCGGCCTTTGTATGTGCCGTCGCATATGGAAAATGTCTGGTCGTAAATTTCAATGTCTTGCTTCGCTCCAGTGAACCGAAGCGTCATGCCACTTATGCTTTTCGTGGCGGGCCATGTATACGGGTGATTGCCGCTTATCATGCGGCGAAATACAACCTCAATAGCGCCGTACTCGTCAACCTGACTCGAAATCGGCGTATCGACATTGAATGAAGATTGCTTTAATTTCTCAATCATACAACGCTAACTTTCAATGAACCTTGAGCCACAACCGCCGCAATTAACTGGTCTAGCTTTGCGCTGATTACATCGTCAAGCCTTGGAAGCGAACCCGTGTTCATGCCTTGCGTCCGAATCGCATTCTGTATTTCATCGGGCGACATTGACTGCGGTCCGAATTGCCTCAAGGTTTTGCTGGAAGGCTCGAAATCTTTCGGCATTTTTATGTTGGGAAATGTCGGCCGAAGATTCTGCGGGACCGCATAAAACCCCTGCATTTTCTTCATGTCCTCCGCCCTCTGCGCCATAATTGCCTTGTTCGGCCCCATAACAAACTCGGAAGTGCCTGTGACCGCTTTCCTCGCCATGCCTGAGTCAATTGCGCCCCCGCGCATTTTTTGAAGCGCCGCATCTTTCTGGAAATTGAGTTCCTCGGCTTGCTTCCTCTTTGCTTCGGCAATTTTCTCCTTTGCCTGTTGCATTTTTGCGGAATCGCCAAATCCTCCGGTCAAAGGCATCGCTGGCTTTAGCGTTGCTGGCAAAAGTCCCTCTCCCTCAACTGCGGGCTTTGCCTTGAGGCTTATTCTTCTTGCGCCCCCGCCGAGTTTTTCAAGCGAAGTAAACCTGTCGTCGTCGGCTTTTTGTGTTTTCTTTTTACCCTTCTCCTCAACACCCTTGCCTTCAGTTTTTGCCGTAAGTTCCTTCTGCTCTTTAACCTTGAATACTTTATCGGTAAAAATGGTCGCCGCTTCTGCCGCTTTTTTTAACTGTGCGTTGAGCCTCTTGGTCACCTCTGCATTTTCATCGCGCGCGCGACGAAGTGGCGAGGTATCGATGTTCATTGCGCTCAAAAACGAGGTTGTCGCTTTCGTGAAATCGCTTTTTATCCCTTCGCTGAATGACGGTTTATACCCCTCGGCAAACGGAGGTATAATCATCCCGTTGCTCAACCTCTCGCGCGTGTTGTAGGTCGAGCGACGACCCTTGATGAACGTCTCTTTGACTTCGGAGGGCTGAAGAGGCACGGGATAGCCCGCTTGCGCGGCGGCAATAGCCTCGCCGTAATACCCGCCCGCGCGAGGGGTTGACTGCTTCCACTCCTCAAAGGCGCGCCGCAACTCTTCCATCATGTATTGGCGTCCTGAGTCTGCATTTCCCGTGTTCCAGCCCGGAATCAGCGCCATGTCCTCAAGCGTTTTGTTGGCCTTGGCCCTAAATGACTCATTGAAGCGCATATGCCCACGCTTCATCCGTTCATTGTAGTCAAACTTGGATTCTGTCCCAACGTACTGCTTTTCGCCGTATTGGTTTCTGGAGTACCCCTCTGGAAGTTGATTTAATTTATCAAAGCCTTTTTTAAGTATTTCGGCCAATTCTTTTATTGCTGGTTCGGTGTCGTAATTCATCACCTTGCCGAGCATTCCGTCACCATAAATATTTTGTTTTTCGATGGGATTTTCTAATCCTTTTTTGAGTATATCGGCCAGTTCCTTCAGGAATGGTTCTGGGTCGAAATTCATCACCCTGTCAAACGATTCGCCGTAAAGGCTATACTTTTTAACAGGAACATCATCCTTCATGGCGCGTTCCAATGCTTTTTCAAATTTATCAAATTGATTCAATTTTGAAAAATCAACACCCAGCACATCGCTGAGTTTTGCGCCTTTTCCAAACCCGAAGAAGGGGTTTATTTGAGTCCTGTCGGAACTTTTTTCATACTCAGGACGCTTATCGGGCATCGGTGGCGTGTTGAGCCATTTTTGATACTCCGCTTCCGCCTTAGCGTCCGCACTTGGTCCAGATTTGTTGAAATCAAAATTCTGGAACTTTGCGGCAGGATTGTATGCGCTAGTTGTGCCGAAAGATGGAACCATGCCATTGAAGGCTTCGGCAAAACCTTTTGCTGTGTTGTCCACCATCCCTTCAAACGGCGCTTTGAATACGTTTTTAACACCTTCGGCAATTGCATTTGTAAGCGTTTTTGCAATTTTTCCGCTGAAGTTTTCGCTTTGAACTTCTTCAAACAAACCCTGTAGGTCTGCGATGATGCCGTTGAATTGAGAAAGCAAAGCCTTGATGCTTTTGGTTGAAATGCCGATAACCCGGTCAAAAGCCTTCCCGATTGCCTCGCCCAGCGTGTTTTCTTGCCCCTGCGCCGCAATCATGCCCATGATGCCCTGCAATGTCTCCATTGCCTTGACTTTAACGTCAGAAAAAGCTTTCTGGCCCGACAGCTTCACAATCTCCCAAGCATTTCCCTCTTTGAGCGCCCCCTCGAAAGTCGTCAAAAACTGCAATCCATTTTCAAAGGCATTGGAAATGGAATCCTTCATCGAAAACCCAAACTCAAGGGCACTTTTGGACAATCCGGACAAGACATTCCCAAATCGGCTCGCCAGCGGCAGAATCGCATTGGCAATTTCCATCCCCACGGCAGAGAGTTCCTTTAGTCCCGGCGACATTCCGAGTCCAATGTTCCGTTTGACACTCGCCCACGCATCCCCAAGCGTCGAAAGCCTCCCGCGCAAAGTGGAGGCTTGGTCGGTTGCCGCCCCCGCAAAAATGCCTTTCGTTGTGATTTGCTGAAGGGCGTCCACGACCATTTTTGCGGTCACTTGCCCCTTCTCAATCATCATCTGAAACTCGCCGTTTGTGACACGCAACCGCCCCTTGAGTGTGTCGGCAATGGGGATGCCCTTCTCAAGAAACTGAAGAACCTCCTCAGTTTGCATGTACCCCAGCGAAAGCACCTTGATGTATGGGTTGACCATATCAACAAGGGGGCGCTGGGTCGCCGCCGCTAAGTCGCCCAGCAGTCGAATGGATTCCCCCAACTGCTCAACTGGAGTCGAAACTCCAGCCAACGAAATCCCCGCGCGCACAACCTCATCGAGCTGAAATGAAGTTGAATCGGCGTATTTACGCAGAGTGTCAAGCGCCGCCCCCGCTTTATTGGCGTCCTGATAAAAGGTTTTGAAAATTGACTGATATGCCTCGAAATCGGACGCGAGCCGAACTGAATCGCGCAGCAATTGGTTGAAATTTCCAATTGCTGCATTTATTCCAGAAAAAACAAACTGCCCCGTGGCGATAGCGCCAACGCCGCGAGCGAATGCGCCCAGCGATGAGTTTGCGCTTCCAAGCGCCCGCTTGAAATCTGAAATATCCGCTCCGATTTTTAATACAGCATTAGCCATTACGTTGCCCTTTCTGTGATTGTTGCGAGTCTTTTCAAGACTTTTTCTGCCCTTGCTGTCATTCTTGTTTCTATATTACCAATGACGCGGCGGTCGTAGCCAATTCGGTTCACAAATTCCCCTATTTTTGGACGAATATTGGTCACTTGAAGCGAGGTTAAATTGGCGGCAGAAACTTTCTGTAACCTAGCTGACCTGTCAATCGAGCGGAGGGAGTCGAAGTCCTTCCCGATGGCACGCCACCCCCATCGACCAGCGAACCCCGCCGATGCGCGCCGCCGCTTCAGCTCAATCGCCCACGCAAGCCTCTGCGTGTTGATAGCGTTTGCTTTGTGGGCCATGAGTTGCGCCTTCCCGAAGCTTCCGTATTTGTTTTTCTTATTGAGGCGGGTCAATTTGCCGAGTTTGTTGAGGTATTTGACTCGCGCCTTCTGCGCTTGCTGTCGCGCCTTCGGACGCACCACCATGTTCCCCTTTGCTGCACGTTGGTCAATCAGCGACAGAGTGCGGGGGCGCGTCATCATCTGCTCTTTCCGCAAGCCGCGCACGGCACTACGAAAGAACATGGCGTTGACCTCCTTGAACTCCTTGCCTCCGTAAGACCCAAGAATATTGAGCGCCTTGTTAAGCCCAGATGTGTCGATTTTATACTGTACCTTAAACATACAAAAACGGGGCAACCCCTTCCGGAGTCACCCCTTCGCAATTGCGAGAGTTAATGTTTTCTTGATTCAGCTATTTTCGCGGCGAGCAACGAAGCGTCATGCAACGTCAGCGCCAAAATGATTTGTGGGGTCCAACCGTACTCGCGCGCAAGACAGTCGATGTAGCTCACTACAACACCGCTTGCGCTTTTTCGTTTCCCTCTGGTTCGCTCGCATTTGCCGCCGCAGAACCCAGCGAAGTTTCAATCATTTGCCGAATTTTCGCGGCGATATTCGACATTTCTGTAAGCGGAATTTTCTTTTGTGCCAACACGGCTTTTAGGTACTTGGCTTTATTTCCAGAAATGTATTCCGATATTACCTCCGCAATTTCGGCTTCGGGGGCGGAGTGCAGATAGATAAACCCAAGAACGTCAATCATTTTGGATGACTCACTCAGGATTTCATTGCCAGTAATTTCCATCAGGGCAAATGAATGCAGGGTGATGGGGCGGCAATAATTTCCGCCTATTTCAACGGAAGCCAAGTCGGTCCCTGTGACGAGGTGCTGAATGTCGTTTAGCATAGTTTAATAATGTTACTTGAATGAACTGAAAAGTTTGTACGCCTCATCGAGTCTTTCCGTTGGCGCGTAAAGAATTCCGCCGCGAATTTTTTGCTTGGTCAACTCTTTTGCGGATTCAGCAAGCTGACAGAGAAGCGAAGCATTTTCGCACACGGCTACGCCGATGTAGCTTTCTTCTGGGTTTGCCGCCTTGCGTACTTTATTCAAATAATCACGAACAAGTAAGCAGGATTTTATGATGGCAATTTCGCAAAGAACTTGCGGCGGCAACGACGATGGGCGGTTGTAGTATGCGGCGGCAACTTGGTCGCACGTTATGTGGATGTGGGCTTGACCTGAAAAGTCAGTCCACGTTCCGTCCTGTTGGAAATGGAAATTTGTTCTCGTTTCCGTGTTTCCGTTTGCATGCAACGTTCGCTCAACGGTGACGGGGTTTTCAGGGTAGAATTCAATGCCGCACGTTGCAAGAAGGACGGCAAGTCGTTGGTCGCCAGTTGTGAAGAATGAGGTAATCATGTTAATTATGTTAAGAATTCGGTTTTTTTACAAAGACGCGCCTTTCGCCCGACGCTCCCGAAAACTTTGCAGGGCAGTTAATTAGGAGACTGCGGCGTATGAAACTGCGGTCACATTGGACTTTTTCATGTCCTCTGCCGACTCAACAACTTCAGAGTTCGTCACGAAAACAGTACCACTCACAAAGCCTTGAATCAAGGACGGAATCGTCGGGGCATCGCCGGGGGCGGGGTCGTCCTCGGCGTAGGTTTCGTAAGTAATATCTTGTTTAAGAGCAAAATAAACAACCGCGCCAAACCCGCCTGAACCGTCCGCAATTTCTTTTTTCTGAGAAGTCGAGTTCACAGAAGCGGAAGTCAAAAGCGTTGGCGATGCTCCTGTTCCAAATGTGACGCTAGTGCCTTTAATAACAGCAAGGGAAGCCATATTATGAGAAGTTTTCGTACTGCGTTGCCGACACGGTGATTTTAGCGACATCTTCCGCGCTAAACGTCCGGTTAATTGAGTCTATGAAGGTTGCGGAAAGCCCGCCGCCCGCTGGCGCGCCAACGGTTGGAGCAAATGCGCCAGAGATGTACCCGTCCCAAGTGACCTCGACTTTATTGTTATACAAAACAAGCGACTGAACATCGCCGTTTGGTCCAGTAATTTCTTTAACTTGAGTTGACGCTTTTCGATTGTACTGCGTGACAATCAACCCCGTAAGGGTTGCCGTAACGCCGAGTCCACCGTATCCGGTTTCGACTGTTTTCTTTCTAACAATTGCTGCCATAGTGTTATTGCGTTTGAATTGCCCAAATGTTAAACTCAAATTGACAAACGGCGACAGAATCATCGTAGTTCGTCGATGTTTCGCCCGCCACAAACCCCAAGGTGACAACCGAATCTTTTGAGAAAACCGAAAATCCGCCGTCCGAAACTGCATTCATAATGCTCGCAATTACGTTTTGAAAGATTTCAGAGAACTCTTCTGCGGTGTAAGCGTCTCTGTTTACGCTAATTATTGCTCGGCAGTCCGTGACGAAAATTCGGCTTCCTGCGACGACTTCTCGGCTTATTTGAGCGTCAATAATTACAGATGCGCTTTCTTTTATTTCGTCCGTTGCGTTTTCTAGCACTTGAACACCAGCGTTGAGCGGTTCCGCTCGGATTACGTCCGCCACGCCAGAGCATAAATCAAATAAAAGAGAATTCATTTATCAACTCCAGCGGTGACGACAACAAACGGACGGTCCGAGATGTCGTCAATTGTGCGTACCCGAAATTTCTTGCCGTCTACGGTGATGATGTTTCGCCTAGGGTCCGGTTTTCCAAGTTCAGTCCACGCCGCTTTTGAAATTTGCACGGTATATTCATTGTCCTCGTCAATGCCGCCTTCTGACGGAGTGAATGAAAATTGGGCTTTTTCAAGAATTGCAAAGCATTCCTCGCCATTCAGCGTGATTTGCGAGCCGAAAAGCTTCGTTTGCCCCGCGAAAGCTCTCTTGAGCGAAGACTTGAACGCTTCATGCATAGGCTAGAAATTCTAGTCCCTTGCCTTCAATTTGAGGCAGTTTTCCGTTTTCGTCGTAAATCCCTGCGCCGGGCGGAATCAGCGGGGCTGATGTTATTGGGGGCGGATTTAGGGCTTTTGGGCCAGAATCGAACGTCACCTTGTCGAGCACGGCAAGCCCGCCGGGGCTTTGCAGTCCCGTGTATCTGTTAACCAAGTCTACAGGAGGAATCATTTTAATAAAAAGAGGGGGCGCGTATGCCGCACCCCCTCTGGCTAATTAAGCGTTCGCTTAGTTGATTTTGGTCAACACCCCTGCCGTGGAGTCAATAATGACTTCAGCGGTGTGCTGGCGCACCCGAAGGATGTCCGACCTACGGTTTTCGTCGCGGAACGATTCCGTAGTGAACAACTGACTTGCATCTGCCGTCCAGTTCAGCGTTCTGCCAGCGCCGCCGCCAACAAAATCCCCACCCTGAACGTTACCAACCCACATGTAGGTATTCGACCAAATGTAGGAAAGGCTTGTGGATGCCGAACCTTTTTTGGCGGCATCATAAGTCGCCGCGCCAATAAGGACGTTTCCAAGTCCAAATGCGGAGGCAATGTCATTCGCTTGCACCAACCTTTGCTGTCCGCTCGGCAAGTTGCCAAAGAGGAACGTTTGCAATTTTGGCGCGCGGCGAATGAGGTTGAACACCGACAAATTCAACACAAGCGTGTTGGGCGTGACTCCTTTTTTTGTCAGCGCCTCAAGAGCGTCCGTGATGTCTTTCGCAGGGTCGATGCTGGCGATGTTCGCATTCGTGTATGCGGTTGCGCTGACATCGTTCGTTTCAAATCCGCTCGATGCGCTGAAAAGCGTATTTGCCACGCGCGTTTCATGCTGCAAAAGCATGTTGCGGAGCAGCAATTTTGCGGTTGTCACTTCGACGCTGAAATAGCGACCAGCGTCAGCGGAAACGGAGTCGTCGATGCGCTCTTGCAAGCCACGGTCAACACACTCGTAGGTCGCGGATTCCCACGCCCGACTAATTTCGTTGTAGCTACCGTCTGCTGCTCGTAGCGAAGAGTCCTCACGCTTCAGCAAAGCGCCCGCCGCAATGTTCATGCGGAGGTATTGACCAGTTTTCGCGTCAACGGGTGTCGCTGGAAATACCTTCGCCCCGATGAGGTTGTCTTCGATGCCCCCGGCCTGAATTACTGCCTGTTGAACATCCCCTCTGAGTGTTGCTCCCTGTGCGGAATACATATTATGAGTTGGTCGTTACGCCCAAAGCCACTTCGATGATGTCGCCATCGGCGGTTGCGGCTTCCAAAGCAACTCCGATGTAAGTGCATAGCGGACTCCCGCTTGCCACGTTGGAAATCTTGCCGCTGGCGGCAGGAAAAATATTTGCGCCCGCAGAAATTGCGATTCCAGCACGCATTTCAAAGGTTCCCGAAGCGGTATTAAGCTTCACGGTTCCAATTCCGTTTGCGGGAACGTCATTCAGCAAAACCCCAATGGAGTCGCCGTTTGCGCTTCCGGAAGCCGCGAGCAACCCGCTCGTCAGCTTAACTCGCGTTCCTTTTACCAACATGGTTCCCCCGTTGGTAAACGCCCTGTAGCCTGATGTGTTTTCAGCCATAAATTATCGCATTCCGATGGTTTTGAGATACTCCATGTGGAGTTCTTTGTTTTTAATCAACTCAGCAAAATCAATGCTTCCGTTTTTTTCGGGAAACTTTGATTCTTTTTTATCCGAACTGCCAGAGGTTCCGGGGGCGACGGGGGTTCCCGCCGCTTTTACCAGTTCTGAAAGTGCGGAAATTTTAACCTCAAAAGTTTGAGTCAAAGCGGCGATTGCTTCCGAAAACTTTTCGGACATAGCGTCATCGTCTTTGTCTTCTACTTTTTTTGTTTTTGAATCTTGAGAGCATTCGTAAGCTTTCTTCATGCTTTCAAAGGATGCTTCAAGAGCGGCAATCCTGTCCTCAACGGAAGGTTGCGAATCTTCTTTTTTCTGTGTGTCACTCATTTCGTTATTTGTGTTAGTGTCAACCGACGCTGAAAATAATCCGCTGGCATTTGCGGCAGGGTCCGCCACTACGTCAACGGAACGCAAACGCTGGCATCGAGCAAAATAAATCCCGCCAGAGTATTCTGGCGTTCCCTTGAAGGAAATAGACAACCCGAATGACTCTGGCATTGTTTCGGCAAGCTCGAGAATGTATTCGCGGTTTGGCGTGTTTTTAAGAAGAAAAATATCAGCGAGAACTTTGCCCTCTTCAACTCGGAAATTTCTAGCCGCGCCAACAATGTCGCCAGCGCCGCCTTCGTGATTGAGTTTGACCTTCACTCCGTTTTTGAACGAAACGCCGCAATCGCAAACTTGCTGCAAAGTCTTGTCGTCAACGGTCATATCGTGCCCTAAAGCTGGACCTTTCGATATGACAGATGCTCCGTAAATAACTCCGCCGTCTCTGTCTATATTTTCAGACGCAAAAGAGGAGAAGTTAATAAAATCTTCCTGTGTCTTCATGTTATTTTTCTTCCTGTTTGTTTAATCTTTCAACAATTGAATTTGCCCACGCCCTCCCAGCGTCTCCGCCCCAACCATCCCATGCCTGTCTGCCTTTGCCGTAATCGCCCCATGTTGACCCCTTTTTGTCAACGGCATGACGGTCAAAGTAGGCTTTCATGCGGCGAATTGTCTTTTCAGAAACAGGTCTACCGTTGGCTAGGTCGCGCGCGCGAGCAAGCCCAACGGAAGTCATCCCTCGCTGACTCGCTGGTTTCTTCTCGCGTTCCCGCAATGCCCGTCTGGCGGCGGCGCGCACGGACTCTGGCGGAGAAAATGACTCCTCAAATTGCTGCGAATTCTGTTGTGCCGTTTGCTTTACAGGGTCTTCAATCCCAGCGGCGGCGAAAATCTCCGCCCGCCGCTTCTGCTCATTTGCAGACTGGACAAACGCTTCCTCCCAATCATCGCCCTTTTCGGCAAAATATTCAGAAAACGTTGCCGCCCCAGCTTGCAACTCTAGCATTGCGGCAGAAGTTTCCCTGCCAATATCTGCCGTGGGCCAAGGGGGGAATTGCCACTTGCGCGCCATGTAGTCTGGGACGGGGTCAATTTCGCCCGACTCAATTCCGGTTGCGATGACGGCATTTGCTATGGGATTCAAAAGCTTTGCCTCAAGCAAACTTTGCAATCGCTTGCAAACTCGATTCGCTTGCTGGGAGTCAAGGCGAGCGGTAACGCCGCCTAATTTTGAAACATCCACAAAAAAGCCATAGGGGATACCAATGGCATCCGCAATGTAGCGTTGAAGCGTTTCAATAAACCCAGTAAAAGTCGTGCTTGGTCGGTCGCTTTTGAACGAGGCAATCTCTTCACCCGTCCGCAAATACTGCACGGTCCCCGGCTCGATGGTTTCGATTGTTTTCCCTGAAATTTCGGACGTTCTCTTGTCCCACTCGTCAACCGCGCCTGACTCCGTTTTGACAACGCCGCTTTGGCTTGCCGCCCACTTGACCGCTTTTTTCTCTGCTCGTAAAATTTCAACTATGTCCCGCGCCGTCGCAACAGCAGAAGCGAAGCAACTGCGACCCCGATAATTGTCGTGCCTACAATTATCGGATAAAAACAAAAACCTTTCAGCGGGTATTTCAATCGGGTCAACATAAAGTCCTGAAATTGTCCGCTTGTAAACGGAAAACGAAATGGGTCGCCCCGTGTTCTGGTCAATGCTGATTCCCGAAATGTAACCATCGACCGTTATGGATTCGTGCGGCTTTCCAATTCTATCAGCTTCAACAAGTTGAAGCTTAACGCCATCGGTGGTTAATGTTTTGACGACACCGCAATCGCCGTCACGCAACATCGAACGGAGGGAAAGTTGAACAATTTCATGGAAATTGTACCGTCCAGCCAAGTCTGCGCCTTGAGTCCAGCGATTGAAGTAATTTTCAATTTGCTGATTCACTTCAGGGTCCGAGGTTCTCGCCTGATACCTCAGACTTCCAACCGTATACAGCACAAGCTTGCTGAGTATCCCAGCCACCAATGGAAAATTATTTTCTAAATCGCGAGCTTCCCAAATTAGCTGAATGCGCTCGGCGTGCTGCTGGTATCCCTCGGCATTCGCGGAGTCCGTGTGAGTCGCCCGTTTTCTGTCGTCGCTTGGCCGCGCGCCTTCATAACGGAAGGCTCGCCATGCGTTTTTGATTCGCTGAGAGAACTTCATAAATTACGAAAAACTTGCAACCGTGCGTGTTATTCTGGTGCGCGATTGCCTTTCAGAAAATACTTGCGATGCAGCACTTAGCTCTCTAGCGATTAGTGCCCTGTCGCGCCGAGATTCGTTTCCAGCACTACCCAATTGCGTGTATGGGTCGGCAAATTCCTCGCGCAACCGATTTATAGCCGCAAGCAATTCCGCATCCGACATGATGCGAAAAATCGACAGGTAATCTACGTCTCTAGCCATTTTCTTTTGGTAAATGTCAACTGATAGACCCAGCGGAGGCGCAAACCTCCGCTGGGTCACCCTGCCTTTGTTTCATGCCGTCCAAAACCGCAAACTGCGCTTTTGCGGAAAAAACGGATTCGGAGTTCTCCTCCGACATTCATTCGGCGGGCGTGGATGCAACTATTTCCGCAACGGGCAAATTGGTCAAGTTGGTTTTAGGCAAATCCTGCCCAATTATTTTCGACGCAAGCGCCGCTAAAACTTGCATGGCCTCGCAGTCAAATAAATGGTTGTCCTTGCGAACACGCCTCCAGACATACGAAATTCTTCCAAACGCATCAATTCTCTCTTCCCGTTTTTCGGCATTGATTTGCGCGATATACTCATCGGTGACACGTTTTGAAAATTCCCATTTAGCACCGTGTCCACTCATTAAGTGGAGCAGGGCTTCTTTGATTAGTGGGTTTGAAAAAACCAATAGCCGCAATGTTTTCTTTTCTCCGCGAGACATCATCGCGTCCACAATGGACCACATGTAGGGTTGGCGGACACCCTTCCAATGATAGCCATTCGGGTTGTCGTGGCCTTTTGTTGGCTTCCACAAAGAACCATCCGGACTGGCGTGCTGAATGGTTTTTTGGTAAACAAGTTGAGTTTCGTAACCTGAATCGATTAAAACGTTCCCGTTTTCTATTTCGTATTTTTTAATTATATCAACTATTGAATCAATTTCAGGAAGAGAACCGTACTCAATAAGGCGTGACGCGCCGCCCGGATACCACTCGCGAGCAACAAACCAAACGCAATTTTTCTGAACGTCTACGGTTAAAAATATGCGCCCTCCAAATGTTTTTTCGGCTTCGTATTCAGTCGCTTGAGTTGCATCGGCAAAAAGAGTTTCCTTGTTTCTTTCCCTCCAAGGCTCGCCCATTGTCTCATTCTGCCACTCTTTGAGCGGCAGAATGTTTCCAAACGCAGACTGACGCTTTGCGACAAGGAATTCCTCGACAATATCACGCCAACGAACCCACGGAGGAATTATCGAATTCCAACTAAAGCTTACTTTGTGTTTTGGCGCGGCGGCATTATGAGGAACCCATTCAATTGAATTTGCGAGTTTTTTGCGTGTAAACGGTTCGTCAACGTGTTCGTGTCCACATTCGGGGCATTTGAGCCGAATTGTGCTCGCCAATGCGTCAAACAACCACCGCCCGTCAACTTTTGTTTTTTCGCTTTCTTCAAAGACTATATTCTCCCACTTTGGTGTAAATTTCTTTGAGCATGCCATGCAAGCCCAGTACGGGTGTCTTTGGTCGCCGTCCAGAAACGCCTGATGAACGGCATCGTTTTCGTTTGCTGGCGTTGAAATCATTGCGATTTTTGAATTCCATTGCGCCCTCACACGCTTGCGGACCATTTCCAAAGCGCCGGGCGGATAGTTTCGTACCTCATCGAGGATGAGCCAGCGGACGGGAACTGACTGAAGTTTACTGGGTGAGCCAGCGCCGCGCACCATCATTGGCATTGACGGGAAATCAATGGTCCCCTTTCGCCGCCCGCCGCGTTCAGTAGGCATTATGTTGCGAATTGTGGGGCATTGGTTGAGCGTTGGGAAAAGGCGAGTTTTCATAAAATCCTCCGCCTCATCCTGCGCCGCCATAACCCACATCAGCGGGCCGGGGTCTTCAGAAATAGCCCATGCGGCGAGAACCATTAGTGCCTGTGTTTTTCCCGACTGCGCTGAACACATGATTGCAAGCTCCCTCACTTCATTATCGGCAAAAACCTCCATGAGTTCTTTGGTCCAAGGTGCTGTAGATGATTTAAATTTACCCGGATAAGACGATGTCTTGTCGATGAAAACATTGTCTTCCGCCCACTCCCAAGGCGTTTTGTAGTCTTTTGTCGAAAAGATATTTGCAATAGTTTCGTAAAACATGGCTAAAACTCGTTTAAGTTGTCAGGTTTGTCCGCCAGCGTGTCCGTGTCGCCGTCAGCTAGAACGCTTGAAAGCGGTTTTGTGGATGCCTTTTCCATGTCAACCGCCCATCGCTCGATTTCCCCGTAAGTGTCTTTTATTGCTTGCGTTATTTCTTTTGCAATTTCAGCGGGAGTCATTCCCGAAAGCCGCGCGGCCAAGGATGGTCCAATCCTCATTTGGAGGCGCTTACAAACTTCAAATGACTTGTAAAGTTTAAGGCGAATATCATCAACGTGCATCATTTCGCCGCGCATTCGCTTCAATTCCAATTCCAGCTTTTGATTTTTAAGGTGCATTTGCCTCGCGTTAAGCGTGGCCCTATCCATTCCATCATGCTCTTGTTCGGGTGCTTGTGAGTCATTTTTACTGACCCAATCTTTCCACTTCTCAATATCATAGAAACCGCTGGCATTCGCGGGCGGCGCGCCTTTTTGAATCCACAGTTTAATTGTTTGTCGCGACACGCCAAACAAAGCGCCCAATTCTTGTAAGCTTTTCGCCCATAAACCTTTGGTGCGTGGGCGTCCTCGTTTTTTTTCGGATACTTTCTTCATGCAATTAGGGTAAATGTCATTGTTTTTTTTGTAAATCATGTTTTTTGCCTTCAATCATAGCTACGCCGAGGTTTGGGGGCGACACCGCAAGCGAGGGGTGGGCATAAAAGATTCCTTTTCTTGCGCGTGCGTGCGCGTGCGCGTGCGTGCGCGTGCGTGCGTGCGCGTGCGTGCGCGTGCGTGCGCGTGCGTGCGCGTGCGTGCGCGTGCGTGCGCGTGC